GAAGAACTAAAAGTCAAACAAAAAGAAGTACGTGATGCAATCACGGAAGAAACTGCACGTATTAATGCTATACAAACAAGTAATGATAAGATAGGCGAAACTATTAACAGTTTGCAAATTAAAAGTACTGCTTGGAAAACGCAAAATGCAAAAGACTGTGATCGTTTACAAACAGGTATTGATGAATTAGAACACTTAGACATTGAAAAAGAACTTTCTAATCATGAATTGCTTTCTAAGTGGGAAGAAGTTGATGCGTCAAGAAGAAACTTGACTAAGGAAAAGGCAACACTTGAAAGTGCATTATCGCAAACAGATAGACAGGTTGCAAAAACAAGCAAGGAACTTGAGCATCTTGATGAAGCAACGTGTCATGCTTGTGGACAAGATCTGCCTGATGAAAAAATTGATGAAATACAAAAGAAATTAGAAGAAGAATATGCTGACACTATGTCTTACTTGATGGAGATTGATACAAAGTTTCAAAAGGTACAGACTAAACTTTCTGAGTTAGGCGAAGAAAGTGTAAAACCTAATACGTTTTATGAAACTGCAAAAGAAGCATATGAACACAGAAGCAATGTTGATAACTTAAAACAAGCACTAAAGGCAAAAGAAACAGAATCAGATCCTTACATTGATCAAATTGAAGAATTAAAGAACAGTGCTATACAAGAAGTTGATTGGAATTCAGTTAATGATTTAACTTCTATGAAAGAACATCAAGACTTCTTGTACAAACTATTAACAAACAAAGATAGTTTTATTCGTAAGAAAATTATTGAACAGAATCTTGCATATCTAAACAACAGACTAACAAATTACTTAGATAAGATTGGATTGCCGCACAGTGTTGTATTCCAAAACGATCTAAGTGTACTAATTACACAACTTGGACAGGACTTAGACTTTGACAACTTGAGTAGAGGTGAACGTAATAGACTTATACTTGGTATGAGTTTTGCTTTCCGTGATGTATGGGAAAGTTTATATCAAAATATTAACTTGATGTTCATTGATGAATTGATTGACAGTGGTATGGATACTGCTGGTGTTGAACAAAGTCTTGCAATACTTAAGAAAATGGGTAGAGAGCGTAAAAAGAATATCTATCTAATATCGCACAAGGATGAATTGCAAGGTCGTGTACAGAACGTACTTAAGGTTGTAAAAGAAAATGGATTTACAAGTTACGCAAACGACATTGATATTGTACAATGAGCATAAACGACGATACACACGATAAACTAACCAAAGCATATTTGGAGTATTTTAAGGAAGTTGCACTTTTTGAGAAGCATGGCGGAGAACGCACCATGCAATCAAGCCGAAAATGGCTCAGAGAGATACGCACACTGGCTAAAATACGTATGGATGAGATCAAATCCGAGTTTGATGCCAAAAAAGAGGCTCGGAAAAAATCTTAAACGTAAGTAAGTTCATGCAGTGGACTTATAAAGGTAAAGAAGTAAAAGAAATCCCAGACGATATAGAAGGGTTTGTGTACATAATCACAAATCTTACTAACAACAAAAAGTACATAGGCAAGAAGTTAGCAAAATTTAAGACCACTAAACCACCACTTAAAGGCAGAAAGAACAAACGCAGAGGACACAAAGAGTCAGATTGGCGTGACTACTGGGGAAGTTCAGACAAACTCAACGAAGACGTACAAGCATTAGGCACTGATAAATTCACAAGAGAGATACTTTACTATTGTAACAGTAGAGGCTTGATGAGTTACCTTGAGGCAAGAGAACAATTTGAACGCCGTGTGTTAGAGAGTGACGATTATTACAACGGAATTATTAATGTTAGAGTTGGCGGTTCAAAGATTCTCAAAGAAGCACTTAACAAACTATAGGCTATAAACAGCACATAAGGTTAGCGGGCCAGTTTACAATACCGCCGAGCAAAAAGTCCCGTAGTAAGGACACTCGTACACGTTGATCGACCACCATTGTGAGGAATCCATCAAAAGAATTGGGACCACAGGTTGACGTAGATTGAATGCTGTCAGTCGAAGAACACAAACACAGTTCATAAAAACTCCTTAGCAATAGGAACGAAGCGGGAGGTAGCGTTAGCGATGTCGACGTAGGTTGGGAAAGGTCAGAGCCCATTGAACTTTGTGTATAAACAAACACCTACTTCCAAGTCTTGGCTGTGACGAGCTCACATGATGTTCAAGATTAGATGGAACCAGCGAGTAGGTTCCGTCTGACTGAAACAATCTACATGATGCTAAATTGCTTCGCAATTATTATATCACTTATTAAAAGATATAATGTTTGAGCGTAAGCGAAAACATAGTTGCTCAAAGAGCAACTTATAACAATTTAGTATGTTTTGATATTCAAACAGTTCTAATCGTATAGATCAGGATCACGCCCTAATCCACTTGGTCTTTCCGGATGTACTTCAAGTACTACATACTCTTCATCTGGTCTGACTTCTTTAAGTTGTTCCACAGTCTGAAATGCTTCACTCTGCGAAAGTGCTGATATGATCGCATTCTTAGGAACAACAACATAATTTGTATCTGCCATCGTAAGATTATTTAAAAGATATTGAATAGAATAAATAGTTATAGTTAAAACAAAGGACTTATTGATGAAAGTAACGCAGATTATTGCTGAATCCACTAAAAAACCTGTTTCCGAGGCGCCTGTAAACTTCTTAAAGCAGTATGGAAAGAAGGTAATTGCTAAAACAGCCGCTAAAGTAGGTGCAAAAAATTTCGCGGCGGGCGTTGCAGGCAACGTAGACACGGGTGCTGAAGCAAACGAATTGCGTAAGAACTGGCAAGCACACCAAGGTAGCATTGGTGGTAGCATGAAGGCTAATGATCCAAAAGAATTTAAAAATTGGCTAATGAATAACGGATTCAAGGACAAAGGTCCAATCATTGATAAAGCAATCGCTGATGCGGCAGGAGCCGGGGAAGGTGCAATTGAACCAGGAAGTGTTGTTAAAAGTAAATCAGGACAAGATGTTTTAGCAGGTATTGATGGCAAGCCTACCATGATCAAACCTAACGATGAAAAAGGCAAAGCAGAAATTGTAGCATTGGCTAAGAAAAAAGGTATCAAAACTGCTGGCGGGAAAAAATACGACGGCGGACCATTTAATAAGAAAGTGCTTGATAAAGCATTACTACAAATAGTACAAGATTCAAAAAAAGCGGCTCCACAAGATGGAGAAGAACAGCCTAAGCAAGATGATAAAACACAACAGCAAGGACAACAACAAGGGCAACAGCCAGGAAAAACAACACCAGCGCCTGCACCAGCACCAGGACCAAAAGGTCCAACTGCAACTGAATTAGACGCAGATATTAAAAGACAATTAGACCAAGCAACCAAGGGTGAAAAAGATTACGCATTGAAAAAATTAGGATCTGGTACAAAACCACCAGCACCTAAACCAAGTGCAGAAGTGCCAGGCAAGAAACCAGCACCAGCACCAAAAGGAGCAGAAACTCCTCAGAAACAACCTGCACCGGTTACTAAAACAGTAACATCAAAGGCGGCACAACAACAGCAAGGTACTAAACCAAGTTATCCAACTGGTACTCCGGACAAACCGGCTAAAGCACCAGCAGTACAGGGAGCCGATTAATACTATGAAACTACAAGAAGTAACAGCATACAATCTTAAGTCAGAAGCAATATTAACAGAATCTCAATCATGGGAAATGTTAACTGAGCAACAAAGAATTTATGTAGGTTCATGGGAAAAGAATGTTTGGCCATTAGTTGAGCAGTACAGCAAATTAATGGAAGCCGATCTTAAACCAGATCAAATTAAAAAGATTTTCCAAGATGCTGAAAAGGTATCAATAGAAGGCGGAGAGAATATGACTGCCTTAGGCAAGGCAGGTAAAGTAACTGCTGAAGTCTCAGGTAAGATGAAAGCAGAAATTGATAAGTTAATGGATGCCGCGGCAAACAGCGGACCTGTTAAGAACTTTGATGCACAGTTTGAAAAATTAAAATCACAACTAAAAACTAAACTACAAGGAAATCCAGCAGGACAAAAGATTCTTGCAGGAGTTGAAAAGTGGGGAGGTTTTGCAAAAGACAATCCAGCCAAGAGTGCATTTATTATTGGTGCAATGACATCGGTACTTGCATTTGCAAGTGGTGGTATTTTAAGTGGTGCCGCAATTGGTTTCTTCTTAAAGTTAGCAAACAACACTATTAAAGGCGATAAACTTTCAACAGCAATGGCCAAAGGTGTTAAAGGCGCGGCAATTGGTGCTATTGCAGGTGCGTTGGGCGATGCAATTGGCGGTGCGGCGGAAGATATGTTCCCACCAGAAATTACACAAACGTTTATGACTACGAATGGTGAGATTGACATAACACAATTAGATGCTATGGCAGATGGTGTTAGTATCGAAGACTTAGATTCAGAGGACATTAAAGAACTTATTCAGTCAAGACAAGCACTATTACAAGTTATACCTAAAGTAGATGGTGAAGCATCAGAAGTATTAGATCAACAACTTAAAGCATTGAACGACAAGATATTTGAACTTGAGCCGGACGGTGCAAACGCGGCAGAAGCCATTGACAATCTTCAAGACAAGTTTGGTATTGAAGGTAAAGGTGTTGACATTGTTGTAAAACAAAACGTTACAGGTGATGCAAACGTTAATTTAGCAGATCCAGATAAGTTAGGTGATGAAGGCGACTACGGTTCAGAACCTGAGCAAAACGTAGGTGGTACTGGCAAAGACACAGTTGACACAACAAGCACTGCTGATCCAGACGGAGATGTAGGTGCTGAAGGTACAGTAAAAGCAACATACAGTTCGGAAGAAATGAATGAACTTGGTATGGATACTTCTAATCAACCAGAAAGTAAACTTATTGCAGATGCAGTAACAGATACAGATTTAACACCGGCTGAAGTTGAAAAACTACAGCAAGTATACCAAATGGAAAAAGCCATTGAGAACAGAAAGTTCTTAGGTTACAAAATGTCAGCAGAAACATCTATGAAAGATTACATGGGTGGAGAAGCAAAAGTTATTGATGGACTTGAAGGAGAATATACAGCAGGTTCAACATTTAAGAAAGAAATTACAGCAAGTTTTGAAGGCACTGATAAACCTTGGACTGCAATGGTTACTGGTTCAGTTGAAGGTGTAGACGCAGACGGAAACATTGTTTATTCATATTCAAATGTATTTGTTGGTCCAGATGTAATGGACAGTAGTTTCTGGGATATCTTAGATAAACTACCAGAAGCAAAACAAGAAGAAATAATGAAAGCGTTTGACACATGGCGTGAAACAGCAGACATGGAAACAAGCATTGATGACTTCAAAGCACAAATGGCAGAAAAAGTTATGCAAGGTGCGGCGGCAGTTGCACTTGGTGGTGCATTAGCAAAAGCAGAATATGTAGAACCAGACAAAGCAAAGAAAGAGTCAAGAGTTTATAAAACAGCAGAACAATTAGAAGATGAATACTTTGATCTATTTGAAGACTACAGATTAGATGAAATAGACATCAAAGGTATGGCCAAGAAAGCCGCGGCAGGTGCGGCTAACATTACCAAAGCGGCGGCTAAAGGTACAGGTAAAGCAGTAGGCGCTGGCTTAGACAAAGCAGGTGCAGTAGCAAATAAAGGCATTGGCAAGGCAGTTGGTGCAGTTAAATCAGGTGCGGCTAAAGCAGGTAAAGAATTAGGACAGAAAGTTACATACGCTAAACTTGAAAAAGATTGGAAAAAAGCAGGCGAACCAACAGACGTAGGATCCATTGCAAAAATACTTTCAGACAGAGGTATGAGTGACGAACAAATTGGTACTGTTGCAACAAACACAGGACAAGCAGATCTTAAAGTACAAGGTGCAGAGAAAAGCACAGCAAGTTCAGGCGGAGTTGGCGGCGGAACTAAAGGTGACGATGAAAAAGCACCAGAACCTGGCAAAGATGCAGGAGCAAAAACAGGAGGCGTAGGCGGTGGAGCCGCAGGCGCAGGTGGTGGAGCAGGTGCTTCAGCATCAAGTCCAGATCCTAAAGCAGACAAAGACGGTGATGGAAAAGCAGACGGCGATAGTGCTTCAACACTACAAGGTAAGGCTTCCGGAGATCCATTTAACGATGGACCGTTTGACATGAAGTCAAGTCCACCTAAAGGTACAAACGCAGGTGCAACTAAAGACGACTTTGAATGGAAAGGCGCACAGTGGATTAGTAAATCTACAGGTAAAGTTGCAGACAAAGGAACTGCGGCAAAACTTGGTAATCCTAAGATGGACGAATTAATTAGACAAATTCAAGATAAAGGTCAAGTTGATCTTGCAGTAGCATATCTAAGTGGCGGGGGCGATGCAACAGCAAAAGCACCAGCAGGTGGAAAACCAGCGGCACCTGGAAAATCATCGGCTTCTAAAAGACCAGACCAAAGATTCCAACAACAACCAACAGTGTAAATTTAAAAGAAAGGTAACCCAGACTTCTTAGTGGTTTCCATATGATCCTCTACGATCTTCTTGACCATGTCTCGATCTTCAGGACCCATATCATATGCTTCATTGAGAGTTACTCCTCCCCGCATATACCAAACAAGTTTTAGGATATTGTGTTTAAGTTCTTTAGCATCGCCCTCAAGTTTTTTAACTTCGGACTGTATTTTGTCAAGAGGCCATTGTGCTATTTGCGTACGAAAAAATTTGATTGATCAAACGCTATTGGTACTTCCCATGAGTCCGGAGCGCCTGCCTTCTTCTCATCTTCCGATGCTTGTGCAATTAACGGTTTAAGAGCATATTCATTTCTCTTTTTCTCAATAGCACTTTTAACACCATCAAAGATATCACCTGATGTTTGTTCAAAAAATTCTTGAATATGTTTCTTATCAGTAACTTGTTCTTCGCCACCGAATTGAACCCATTCAATTTGATCAACTACACTTGACAAAGTCATATCAGTTAGTTTACTAAAACTCTGATTAAACTTCGCCATTTTTTGTTCTTCGTCAAGATTTGAATCTGCAAGAGTTTGCATCATGCGTTGTTCTTCAAATGCCTTTAGTGCTAACTCTGTAAACTTTCTGTAGTTTAAAGGACTAATATAAAATGTAAATTGGTTATGTTTATATAAAGGATCATATCCTCTGCCTTGAACTGTATCCAATAATTGAATTAAATCAACGGACATATCCTTCGTCATCTCCGGTTTAGTATTTGGAACCGGTGCTGTAATTGTAAGTGTTTCTCCGTAAGTTGCAATTCTAACTGCAATTAAAATTGCATCAAGATCTAAACTTGGACAATGGTACGCATCTCTAATTGCTGGAATACAACTTTGCATCATTGTTACAGTTGATTCGCCATTAAGAAGTGCGTCTGGTGTTTTTAAAACTAACTCGTCCTTTGCAGTCATTGGATAAACTGCTACTTCACCGTTTTCCGGTAAGTCTATAGATCCTTTTGGCCAATATTGTCCGGCTGACGGAAGTTTTAAGTACAGTTTTGGCTGTCGAAAATGCTTCGTTAGCGGATTCGCCTTGACCGGTTGTACTGGAGTACCCGGTACTGGCCCAGTTGGCATCATTGGTATACCGCCTGCTGGAATGTTATTTTCTGACATATTTTTCTCCTGCTAAATAAGTTATAGCACAAGTATTTATAAGTTGCAATAAAGTGAGTATATAATAAATGGCAGTAACAGTTGATATTCCAGGAATTGGTAAAGTACAAGCCGAAGATGCCGCATCGGAGGCTACACTAAAGAAAATCCTTGATGCCTTGAAAAAAGGCGCAAAAGGTGGTGGTTCTGGTGGCGGAGCCGGAGGTGCTGGTGGACCTGCTGGTGGTATGGAAGGTGTTCTTAATAAAACATCAAATAAATTGGGTAAATTTGGTGATGAGATACAAAACACCACTTCTGTACTTGGAGATTTTGGTAGAGGTCTAAGCATGATGACCGGTATGGTGACCAAAGGTTTAGGTATGGTCACAGATACTGCTATGGGATTAGCAACTGAATTCTTAGGCACAAGTGTTAAGATGAGTGACTTTGCATCACACTTACCATTAGTAGGTGGTGCACTCAGTAGTATATTAGGAATGGTTGAAGAAAACGTTCAAACATTTAGAAGTCTATCTGAAGTAGGTGCTTCTTTCGGTAACAACATTGTTGAAATGAATTTGGCGGCGGCTGATGCAGGATTAAGCATGGAACAGTTTGCTGAGTTTGTTGGTAGCAACGCACAGAACATGATGCTATTAGGAGGCACAACAACAGAAGGTGCTAAGGCATTTGGAAGATTAACTAAAAGTTTACCAAGAGAAGAACTTATGGGAATGGGTTTTACTATGGAATCTCTTGCAGAACATACAGCAGGTTACATTGAACTACAAGCAATGCAAGGTAAACTTGCTGGAAGAAGTCAAGCATCATTACGTGCAGGTTCAGAACAATACTTAATGCAGATTGATAGACTTGCTAAAGTAACAGGTAAATCACGTAAAGAAGCAGAAGCATTATTAAAGAAACAAGCCTCAGAAGCAAACGTTATGGTTATGGCAAGTAGATTGTCAGGAGAAGCATTAACTAACTTTCAAGACGGACTTGCATTTGTTGATTCAGAATTACCAGGATTTAGTGGTGCTATTAAAGACTTAGCAGACGGTGTTGCACAAACTCCATTAGCACAAAAACTTGCGGCAACTATACCAGGCTTTGCAGAATTACAGAAACAACTTGGTGATGGTGCTATCAGTCAAGAAGAATACATTAAGCAGATGGCAGGCTTTGGTCCAGAGATGGATGCGTTTATTAAAAGCATGGATCCTGCAATGGTACAATCATTGATGGGTAAAGAAGGCTTTGAAGGATTAACCAGTGGCTTGGCTGAATACAAAAAGATGTCAGCAAAATACACTGATGCAGATATTGCGGCAATGAAAGCAGAACAACAAGAAAGAGATAAGACTACTAAAACAACGGCCGCTTTTGAAGTAGCAATGACTGAAATGCGTAACAAGATTAAAACAACTATTCTTGACAGTGGATTGTTTGATATGTTCATGGAAGGTATTGGTACATTTACAGAATGGTTTACTTCCACAGGTAAAGATGGCGTGTCAAAATTAGATGGTTTCTTAGACGGAATCCTAAAGTACGGTGAAGAGATGGCCAAGTTCTTAAAAGATACCTGGGAAGCGGCAGGAGGCGACTTAGGTAAATTCTTTAGCGAAGTTTGGGATAAAAAATTTAAACCTATGATTAAAAAAGGATTTGATAAAGTTGGAGAAATATTTGGTGCTTGGTTTGGTGCTTTCTTTAAAGAACATATTGGAACATTAATTGTTGGTGTACTTGGCGGACTTGCAGGACTACTACTTACAGGATTTATAACATCATTATTACCAACAATATTTGGAATCATACTTGGTCCAATTATTGCACCATTCCTTGCAATTGGAGTGGCACTACTTGCTATATTTGGTTGGGAAAAAATTAAAAGTTGGGTACAACCGATTCTTGATGTATTCTCTACAATGTTTGAGTTTATTGGGAAAATCTTTACTGGCTTAGTTGATAAACTTAAAAAACTTAATCCGTTTAGTTGGTTTGGTGGAGATGACGAAGAAGACGATCCAAATCAAAAGATCGCCGAGAATTTGAAAAAGACAGAAATTGAAGATCCAAAAATCAAAATAGCCAACGCAGGTGTAATGCCAGACTATGAAATGCCAACAGTTACAACACCAGAAATTGATACAACCAAAATTGTTGCCGACTCTGGAGTCACAAAGAAACTCCAAGAGAGCGAAGCCGCGGTAAATACAAATAGCACAGATTTAGCAACTGCTACTTTGGTAGAGCAAAATAAAATTTTAAAACAGATTCTCCGTGCAACAAACGGGTTACAGGGGAATATGTTGAAAGGAACTGCGTAACACATGAGCTGGAAAAGATATTTTACAAATGCGCCTGTAGGTAACAACGACGGTGGTAACATGAGCCCGTTCAGTGGACGTGGCGGAAACGAACCGGGTCCGGCAAGATCTAATTATTCTTCATATCTACCAGACGTATATGTAGGCTCTCCAAATAGAGTAGAGCGTTATGGTCAATACAATACTATGGACAACGACTCAGAAGTAAATGCGGCGTTAGACATTTTAGCAGAATTTTGTTCACAACAAAATGCACGTAACAGAACATCATTTAATTTACATTTTAATAAAACAGCAACAAACAGTGAAGTTAACATTTTAGGACAATACCTAAAGCAATGGTCTAAACTACAAAAGTTTGAAACTAAAATGTTTAAAATTGTGCGTAATACATTTAAGTATGGTGACGCATTTTTTGTAAGAGATCCTGAAACTAAAAAATGGTTTTACATTGATCCTGCAAAAGTTGTACGTATTATTGTAAACGAATCAGAAGGCAAAAAGCCAGAACAATATATTATTAAAGATATTAACTTTAATTTTAGAGATCAAATTATTACTGATCCGCATATTACAAGCGGAAATATTACAGGCGGTGGAACATCGTCAGGTTCACAAGGTTATCAATCAGGTGGCGCACAAGGTGCAGTTGGTAACACAGGAACATCACAATCAGGTTCAAGATTTAATGTAAACAATAGAGAAGTTGCTATTAATGCAGAACATGTTGTACATTTAAGTTTAAGTGAAGGATTAGACAACAACTATCCATTTGGTAATAGTTTGTTAGAAAGTATATTTAAAGTATACAAGCAAAAAGAATTATTAGAAGACGCAATTATTATTTACAGAACGCAAAGAGCACCTGAACGTAGAGTGTTTTACATTGACGTAGGTAATATGCCATCACACCTTGCAATGCAATTTGTTGAGCGTGTAAAAACAGAAATACACCAAAGACGTATTCCAAGTGCAACAGGTGGATCAACAAGTGTTATTGATAGTGCATACAATCCACTATCAACTAATGAAGATTACTTC